GACGCCGAGCCCGAACCGCCGCGCCAGGCCGTCACCCGCCCCGGCGACCTCTGGCTGCTGGGCGACCATCGCCTGCTCTGCGGCGACAGCACTGACGCTGCCTCCGTGGCGCGCGTGATGGGTGGTGACTGTGCCGCGTTGCTGTTCACCTCCCCGCCCTATGGGAATCAGCGGGACTACACCACCGGCGGCGTGACCGATTGGGACGCGCTGGTGCAGGGCGTGTTCCAGCATCTCGACGCGGCGATGCACCCCGGTGGCCAGGTGCTGGTCAACCTTGGCCTGATCCATCGCGGCAATGAGTGGCAGCCGTACTGGTCTGGCTGGCTGGACTGGATGCGCGCCCGAGGTTGGCGCCGCTTCGGCCTCTACACCTGGGACCAGGGGCCCGGCTTGCCGGGTGACTGGAACGGCCGCCTCGCGCCGGCCTTCGAGTTCGTCTTTCACTTCAATCGCCAGGCCCGCCAGGCGAACAAGATCGTGCCATGCAAATGGGCCGGCACGCCGAACAAGGGCAGTGGGCTGCGCGCCGCCGACGGGACCATCTCGGAATACCAGCATGCCGGCCTGCCGGTGCAGGACTTCCGGATCCCCGACAACGTGCTGCGCCTCACCCGCCACAAGGGCCGCGGCATCGAGACGGAGCACCCCGCGGTGTTCCCCGTGGTGCTGCCGGAGTTCCTGATGCGGACCTACACCGACGAGGGCGAGGTCGTGTTCGAACCGTTCGGTGGCAGCGGGACCACGATCCTAGCCGGCCAGCGGACTGGCCGCCGCGTGCGGGCGATCGAGCTCGCGCCGGCCTATGTCGACCTGGCAGTGGCACGCTGGCGGATGTTGCATCCCGACCTGCCGGTGACGCTGGCCGATGACGGTCGCGACTACGACACCGTTGCCGCGGCACGGATGGAGGTCGCCGCCGATGGAGCTTGATCTCGTGGTGAGCAGCCTGCCGATCGCATCCCTCGTGCCCTATGCCGAGAATGCGCGCACGCATTCCCCGGCGCAGGTGGCACAGATCGCCGCCTCCATCGCTGAGTTCGGCTTCGTGAACCCGGTCCTGGTCGACGCCGAAGGTGTGCTGATCGCCGGCCATGGCCGCGTCATGGCGGCGAAGCAACTGGGGCTGGCCACGGTGCCGGTGCTGCGGCTCGGCCATCTCTCCGCGGCGCAGGCGCGTGCCCTGCGCCTGGCGGACAACCAGATCGCGTTGAACTCCGGCTGGGACGAGGCGCTGCTGGCCGCCGAGATCGCGCGCATCAGGGACGAGGCGGTGGTCGACCTCGACGTGCTCGGCTTCTCCGGCATGGAGCTGGACCGACTGCTGGCGGCTGCGGACGCGGGGCTCGGCGATGATGCCGATGATGCGCCGCCGCCGCCCGTGGTGCCCGTCACGCGCACCGGCGATCTCTGGCGCTGCGGCGAGCACCGGCTGCTGTGCGGCGATGCGACGAAGCTGGCCGACCTGCAGCGCGCCCTCGGCGCCGGTCATCTGGCCGACATGGGCTTCGTCGATCCGCCCTATAATGTCGCCTACGAGGGCGGCACCGCGGCCAAGATGACCATCGCCAACGACGCGCTCGGCGGCGGCTTCCCGGAGTTCCTCCGCCCCGCGCTGGCCAACCTGCTCTCGGTCACCAAGGGCGCCTGCTACGTCTGCATGTCCTCGTCCGAATGGCCGACGTTGCACCGCGTCTGGCAGGAGGCCGGCGGGAAGTGGTCCAGCACCATCATCTGGGCGAAGAACACCTTCGCCCTCGGCCGCGCCGACTACCACCAGCAGTTCGAAGCCATGCTCTATGGCTGGAAGGCTGGCGCGCAGCACTATTGGTGCGGGGCACGCGACCAGGGGAATGTCTGGCACTTCGACAAGCCGGCGCGCAACGACCTGCACCCCACCATGAAGCCGGTGGCGCTGGTGGAGCGCGCCATCCGCAACAGCAGCAAGCCGCGCGACACCGTGCTCGATAGCTTCGGCGGCTCGGGCACGACGATGATCGCGGCGGAACGCACCGGGCGGCGCGCCGTGCTGCTGGAGATCGATCCCGCTTATGCCGACGTCATCGTACGGCGCTGGCAGGAAGTCACCGGCGAGGCCGCGGTGCTGGAGGGCGATGATCGCATCTTCGCCGATGTCGCCGCGGCGCGCGGCATTGTCGATCATGATGTGATCCAGACCGCCGAATCATAGCATGTGTGGATGGCCCCCGGGCTTCAAGGGCAGTGGATGGCAATCTGATGCAGCGGGTTGCCTGCGGTCATGTGTCCGGCCTTTTGTGCGGTCAGCACGACCGCTGGCCCTGATGGGTTCCGCGAGTTGGGTCCTTAACAATTCGGCGGGCTCAAAGCCCCCGCTATGATCCAGGTTTGCCCAACCCGTCGGTGCAACCGACTACGCCATCATGCTCCTCTGCCTTCGCTGGCCCCCGGCCGGCAGCCGCCGCCTAAGCGGCGACTGCGACTCCGTATTGCGTTCGCCGCGTCATGAGCGCCCAGGCGATACGCGCCATCTTGTTCGCCAGGGCCACCACCACGACCATGCGCGGTCGTCGCGCCATCATGCCCTGGACCCAGGCGTTGGCCTTGGTCTCCTTCGAGCACAGGAGCGCCGCCTGCGCGCCGATAATCAGCAGGCGTCGCACATGTTCGTTGCCCTGCTTGCTGATCTTCCCGAGCCGGGCTTTGCCCCCAGACGAGTTCTGCCGCGGGACCAAGCCAAGCCACGCTGCGAACTCGCGCCCGCCTCGGAACACTGAAGGATCCGGGACCGTCGCAGCAATGGCCGTCGCGGTCATGGTCCCAACGCCGGGGATGCTGGCCAAACGCCGACTGGTCTCATTGCTCTTATGCCAGCTGACGATCCGCCGATCGACATCGGCAATCTGATCCTCAACCGCGTCGAGCTGCTCTGTCAGCACGCCGATAAGCTGGCGCGCGAGGTCGGGCACCCCACCCGCTTCGAGCGAGGCGAGCAGCCGCACGATGTTCTGCGGACCCTTTGCTTCGATAACGCCGAACTCCGCAGCATGCGCTCGGATCGCGCTGATCAACTGGACCCTCTGTCGTACCAACAAATCACGCACCCGATGCAACATCAGCGCTGCCTGCTGCATCTCGTCCTTGAGCGGGACGAAGCGCATGGACGGGCGGGCAACCGCCTCGCAGATCGCCGCCGCGTCCGCTGCGTCGTTCTTGCTCCTGCGCACATAGGGCTTCACGTATTGCGGTGGGATCAGCCGTACCTCGTGCCCGAGAGACTTCAGTTCCCGGCCCCAGTAATGCGCCGTCGGGCATGCCTCGATGCCAACCAGGCAGGGCTTCAGCCCGGCGAAGAACTCGAGCATCTGGCTCCGACGCAGCCGCTTCGTGACGCTCACCTCGCCGGCGGCGTCCACTCCGTGAACCTGGAAGATGTTCTTGGCCAGATCCAGGCCGATTGTCTTAACCTCCATGGCGGATGGCTCCCGTTTGGTGACTCCTGACAGCCACCAGTTTGGCACCAAGATGCCGGTAGGGGGCCATCCACCCCAACAATTCCGCGCCGCTGCATCTTGCTTGGCTCGTGCGTGTCACAGCGCGAATGGTCCGTCACACGCAGAGCACCCCGCCCTGCACCACGACGGAGACCAGCATGACCGACCGCGAAGCCCGCGCCGCCCGCAACCAGGAACGCAGCCTGGCCGCCTTCCTGGCGAAGAAGGTGGAATTCGACGCCCTCCTCGCCGAACTCCAGCAGGCCAGCGCGGACCATTTCGGCGCGGACCCCGAGACGGTGCTTTGGGGCGAAGCCGCCTGGCTTTCGGATGCGACGGCGAAGCTGAAGGACATCGCGGACCAGCATTTCCGCCGGGGCGAATACGCCTGCTGACGCGGGCCACTTCCGCACCGCCCCGACCGGGTTCTGCCCGGCGGGGCTCCCGGCAGTAGGGGCCGATGACCGGCACCCGGAACCGGAGACCACCACGATGACCAAGCTTTCCGACAGCCAGCGCGTGATCCTGAGCGCCGCCGCGCAGCACGAGATGGGCCTCGCCCGCGCGCCGAAGACCCTGCCGGCCGCGGCGCGCAACGCGGTGTTCCGCAGCCTGATCAAGAACAACCTGCTGACCGAGATCAACGCCCCGCGGGAGTATGTCGGGCTTGGCTGGCGCCAGGATGAGGACGGCACATGGATTGTGGCGCGCATCACCGACGAGGGGCTGCGCGCCATCGGCATCGACCCGAACGAGGGCGACGCGGTGGCCGGCGAGCCCGACTGCTCCGGCATCGAGGGCAGCGTCCCCGACACGGCGCCCACGGTGGCGCCGACCGCGGAGCCCGCCACACAGGACGCCCTGGCGCCCGAAGCCGCCCAGGCCGCGCCCCTGACGGAGGAGATCGCCCTGCTCGACCAGGCCCTCGCGGCGCGCACCGCCACGCCACGCGCCAATCTGCGCGACGCCGCCGCGGCCATCCTCGCCGCCTGGGATGACGAGGCCAATCGTGAGGGCGACATGATCGGCGCCCTCGACGCGCCGATGGAGGCGCTCCGCACCCTGCTCGCCGGCAAAGCCGCCCGCACGCCGCGGGATCCCGGCGCGCTGCGCAAGCCGCGCGAGGGCACCAAGCAGGAGCAGGTGCTGGCCATGCTGCGCCGGCCCGAGGGGGCGACGGTCGCGCAGATTGCCGAGGCCACGGCTTGGAACAGCAACACGGTCCGCGGCTTTCTCGCCGGCCTCAAGAAGAAGGGGCACGCGGTCGAGGTGCTGGAGCGGATCCGCCAGGTCGGCCCGAACAAGACCGGCGCGAAGGGGTCCTTCACGGTGTATCACCTGCCGGCCTGACAAACTGGTCGGACACATTGAGAGCCCGCCGCCGGCCGGTAGCGGGCCCTTGCTCGTGATGACCATCACGCGCGGCGGGAGGTCGCCGCCATGCCCGAGTTGACCGCCTCCACGCGTGAGGCAGCCCGTCGCCTCGGCGTCAGCGACACCGCCATCCACAAGGCCGAACGCGCGGGCCGAATCGCCCGCGAGCCGGATGGCCAGTGGGACATCGACAAGACCCGCCGCCGCCTGACCGAGACCGCTGATCCCGCCCGCTCACCCCTGGCCAGCGGCGCCGGCGCCGACGGCACGCCCTTCGCCCGGCTGAAGGTCGCGCAGCTCGCCCTGAAGGTGGAGGCGCAGCGTCTCTCGCTCGACGAGACCAAGCGCCGCCTGGTCGATGTCACCGAGGCCAATGCCGCGCTCGACGAAATCGGCAGCACCATGCGCGACGCGCTGCTGAACTGGCCGGCCCGCGTCTCGGGCCTGATCGCCGCCGAGATCAGCGTCGACCCGCATCTGCTGCAGACCATCCTGCAGAGCCACATCAACGACCTGCTGACGGAGGCGGCCGATCGCTTCGATCCAGCAGGCCTCGGAGGGGACCGGTC